GTAACAGTAACTAAGAAATGAGTGATCGAACCGAGAACCTCCGCGATGAATTTTTACGCGCTGTCCGCCGTCGTCTCAGACCGATTCGTGGATTCGTTCGTCGGTTAGTCGGTTACGAAAAAGATATATTTGGACTCGCCACGGACGGTTCGCAGCCGGACGTCGATACAACGGATACGAGTGACTCAAACGATGGTAATGCTAATAATGATGATAATATCGACGGTGATGTTGACGTCTTTCGCTTTCAGAGCCGGCGGAAGAATCTGAGTGCATTCGGGCGCTGGTTTCAGAGTGTACTTCGGGATCGGGTATTAAAGCCGCGTGATACTCGCGATGTTGAGCGAGGCGATCATTGGACTGCGGAGTTACTCCGGTTAAGTTACGCGCAGGGCTGGCGACAGGCTCGAAACCGACTCCGACAAGAGGGCGTCTCGGTTGGGTCACTCCCCGGCGATGCCGATGAAACGGATGGTCTGATTACGGCACTTGGCTCGATGCCGGTTCCGAGACGATCATTACAGGAGATATACCTTCGTGCGTATGAAAACCTCCAGAGCATCGAGAATGACATGATCGAAACCGTCCGGTCGACATTAGCGGCAGGATTACGCGACGGAGTTAACCCGCGGGAAATGGCAACGCGACTGACGAAAGAGATACGCGGGATCCAGCGAACCCGAGCAGAAATGCTCGCACGGACGGAAACCGTCAATGCGTATACGTCTGCGACAATTGACAGATACAGGCAGGCGGGAATCAGATCAGTAACACAGGCGGAGTTTTCGGACGCAGACGACGCTCGTGTCTGTCCAGTCTGTTCAAAACTTGATGGGCGTGTGACGTTATTAACTGAGATTGAAACGGCGACGATGAGATATACGCCGGACGACGACGAGCCGGAGTCTCTCGCAGGCGAATATCCGGTAAAGCCGCCCGCGCATCCGGCCTGTCGGTGTGTACTTCTGCCTGTGGTATAGTTACACGCGATCCCGACACAGGACGGGGGTACCGAGAGGTAAACCTAACAGTAACATAATACTCAGAATCAACCAGAGACAACTGCAACTGCGACTGCGACTGCGACTATCATTATGGTAAATAACGAAGTTGAAGGATACGACCTGAGCACGACAGGAACGCTCGTTGAACTGGAGCGGACATCAAGCGATGTCGCATACGGTGTGACGATCCAAGCGACCTCGAGTGCCGACTTTGAAATAGAAGTCGACGGCGGAACAGTGACCGGGATAACAATCAACACGTTTAGTTCGGCGACGTTCGTTGACGTGACATTTGAGGGTCCACAGATTGTCGACATTCGAGTGAAGAATACGACGACGACGGTTGCGGGCGAAACCGCAGATGCGATGATCGGGACGGGCGAGTAGCGATACCGAGAACGAGAACGAGAACGAGAGTAATACCGAGAAGCGGTACTCGGACACGTAATATTTTCATGAATCAACAGGACAATGAGCAGTAAGCATTCTGAACAGGCAACGATAACGAGACGACCAGCCGAACTGGCCGAGTCTCTCGCACAGCAAGTCATCAGCGGCGTCGCAGTAGGCGCGGGCGATATTACCCGCGGACTCAGCGGCGACCAGAAAATATGGACAGAGGATGAACTCCGAGATGCGGCTGAGACACTGAGCGGTGGCGACGTCAAAGCATTACATAGTGAAACCAGCGTCGGTGAAGTCATCGATTCAGGCTATGTTGACGGTAAAGGCGTCGTATATGAAGCCGAGATCGAAGACGACGAATTAGCGCAGGCGATTCAGAACGGTCGATTAACGGTTTCAGTCGAGGCGCGTCATGCTGACGGTGGCATGATTGATACGGATGAAGGAGAGGCAATGGACGTCACCGATATCGAATTTAGCGATCTCGCAATCGTCCAGCATGGTGCGGCACCGTCTGCGTCTGCTGAACCGGGAGAAGCAGCGGCACTCTCGCCTGCCGAGATTCGTGCACTCTTAGACGAGGATCCGGCGTCGACTGAGGGCGACCCGGAAAACATTGATATTTCGGATTCAGTCGAGGAGGGATTAGAAAATAAAGTCGAGACGCATAATGAGGAAGTCGGCGACGGCAAACAGGTAACTCTTGGGCAACTGAAAAAGGTATTTCGCAGAGGTGCAGGTGCGTGGTTTTCATCGAACAAAGGAGCGACGCAATCTCAGTGGGCATATGCGAGAGTTAACGAAGCACTCAAAGATATTCGAAATGAGAAGGCGATAAATCATGGCAATGACAACGACATTTTCCAAGATGACATGGATTATGACCCGCCTGACTCAGAGCAGTCGGCGCAACTCGTAGAGGTAAACGGCGTGGAGGTTGACCTCGAGGCACCTGAGAAGGTTAAAAACGCCATCGAGGCAGCGATGGACGCCAAAGACGAATACAGCGATGATATCGGTGACTGTGGAACGGGCGTCGGCGAGGAGATGGGGCAGACGATCCTAAATGATGAGTTAACGCCTGATATTGTCACGTCTGGTGGTGATGTTGCCCAGTATGGACCGTCAACATATCTTGACGCCCACGGGGATGAAGGACCGAGTACCGATGATCCTCCTACTGACTGGGGGCGAATGGAGTGGCTTGGAATGGACTCTGAAGATGATAACCCTCGGTGTGGGCCGGTACAGAAGGCGATGTGGGGGCAGTATTTAGAGCCGTTCGAGCAGATGAAACAGGTGGTACTTGAAGCGCGCGAAAAAGAGGACGCAGACCAGAGTATCCGGCGAATACGAGATTCAAGAATGGTTGAAACTGATTCATCAGACGTCACAATTCCTGACGAGTATCGATTTAACAACCCTGGCGAGGCGGTCGAGGCAGCGCAGTTTTTGAAAATAGGAGAGGGCGAGGATCTCCCGGGAAATGAGATAATTCATACAGTCGATGAGGATGGCGAGACTGTTTTCATGCCCGGGAAAACGCATCAGAACCTTATTGAGACACTTCGCGAACGCGATGAGTTAGCGGAACACGGTGACGGTGACGGTGACGGGAGTACAGGTGCAGGTGCAGGTTCAGACATACGGATCCCGATGCCGAGCGAGCAGGTGCAGTTACTGTATCCTGAGCAGTCAATCGCCGCTGATGCCGCAAACGCGATGGGTCTGTCGGGGACGCATCCGCATGAATTTGAAGGCGAAGAGTGGTATATGCCGGGGGCAAGTCATGAGGACTTTGTCGCCGTTGTCGGTGGGATGGACGCAGGATTAGCCGGGTATGCGCCGGTTGCGAAACTAAACGAGTATAAATCAGTTGGTCCGATTGACTTCCGCGGGACGCGAGAAGGTGAATTGAATGAATCTGAGATACCAAATGAAGGTTTTGATGGTCATTATTTCAATGCGTCTGACACAAAGTCGGATTCCTCATATCCACTCGTTGATGGCGAAGGATATCTTCGCCGTGATAATCTCGATGCGGCGTGGAATCTCCGCGGTCAGGGCGATCTCGGGATGCCTCGAGACTCGGCGGAGCGATTGATGTTGAATCTCGGATTGATATTTGGACGACCGGACTCTGAGGCAAATCCACTGCCACAGGATGCGTATGATGAGCGAGATGACGTCGGGACGCCGTATGCAGCTGATTCAGCGGAATTAGCGATGTTAACACACCGCCTCGAACTAAGCGACGCTCGTCTGTATGCGCGTGCCGGTCGTGGCGGTCGTGGCGGTCGTGGCGGTCGTGGCGGTCGTGGCAGTCGTGGTGGTTCGATACCGACCGATGACCCGAGAGGCGAGGATCAGGTGTCTCGTGCTGATATGGATACGAATGAAACGAGTACAGAGGTTACAAGCAGTAATCAAAACGGAAATGCAGATCAGAATACCGATGAGAACACAATAATGACAGGCGGAAACGAAAACGCACGGCTCGGAAACTGTCTCGCCAATATGATGCGGGGCGAGATGGAGAAAATGATGGCGCATGGTGACCATAAAAATAAAAGCGAGATGATGGAGGAGATGTCGAAACACTGCGGGCACAGCAAGAGCCATATGCGTGCGATTGCCCGTGGTGACGTCGGCTGTCCGTCGATGGACTCGATTGAGGCGATGGCAGAGATTCTCGATGCTGACTTAGGAGTACTCGTTGCCGCCGCCGAGCGAGACGGCTGCAGTTATAGTATGCAAAGTGGACACGGATACGGAGACGATGAGGAAAGCGAATCTATGTCGAAAACAACTGAGCAACTAAAAGCAGAATTATCTGATAAACGCGACCGAATTGCATCGCTCGAACAACGAGTCTCTGAACTTGAACACGAACGGGATCAGGTTGCCCGCGAGTACGCGGAGTCGCTGGCGCAGAAGGACTCCGTCGTTGACACAGAGACGATGTTGCAGAAGTTTGAAGTCTCGGAACTCGCCGAGATGTATGAAGAACAGGAGTCGGTGTCTGTGACAGATACCGTCGACTCGGATACGGATGGCGATACCGATACGGATCCTAAACCGTCAGTCCGTGGTGGTGACGGTGCCGGTGGTGAATCCGAAAACCTCTCTGCTGGCGCACAGCAGCGGATTGAGGAACTTGAATCGCAACTCTCTGACCTCGAAGGGCGTGACTCCCGACTCGTCAAAGCCCGACGAGAAGAGATTAAAGCAGAACTTGCAGATATTCGAGGTGAATAATCATGTCGCTGAATTTAGGACAGTCAATACATCCCGGTCAGACCGACGAAGAGACACGAATCGCAGGAGGCGCAATCTCTGAGGGCGACGCCGTGACGATAAATAGTTCTGATGAGATTGTACGGGCAACAGATGCCGACGTCGTATACGGTATCGCCGGAGACGATCATGTCACTGACGGCTATCAGACTGGTGATTCCGTTCCTGTCATCACACAGGGGCCGGTCGTCGCGAACGTCGCATCGGGTACTTCGCCGGCGGTTGAACTGACGGTGACCACAGCGACAACGCCAGCGACGCTTGGCACGGGCGATTCCGTCAAAGGCATCGTCTCGAAACACCCTGAAGGACAGGGTCAGCAGGATGAGATTCCAGACGGCGCTGCCCACGTCGATGTATAATCGACGTCCGGGGCTGAATACTGTAACCGCAACTGCAACCGACGAACTGTATTGGCATTTTAGCAATATTCAGAATCGCACTGCGGTCTTACGTGCGAGTATGAATACGAGTACGAATACGAATACGATCACGGTTTAATTTTCGCAGATCAATTCAATGGCAACTGAATTAACGCAAATTGTTAGCGAGGAGTCCGTCCGACGTGTCGCAGAGCAATTAAGTCAAGAAAATACGGTCTTTCGGGATGCATTCCGAAACGTCCCGATTCCAGAGCGAACAGGAGCGACGTTTAATATCCCTGTTCCAGAGGACAAACTCGGAGAACCGTTTAACCGAGAACCCGGAAGCGACTTCGATTACGGTCGCGAGGAGTATCGAGAAGTAACACTCGAGCGAGAAGAATACGCATCGGGATCCCGAATTACGGAACAGGAGATCTCCGACAACTCATTTGCACTGCTCGAGGATCATATCGACCGACACAGCCAGAAGATGGCTGAAAAACTCGATAAAGAAGCATTTGAGGTCTTAGATGAAGCCGCGCGGACAGCCGCGCCGCTTGATGACGAGCCATTACCAGCAGGATCCGATAATGGTGACGATATGACATTTGAAGATGTCATTCAGGGTATGGAAGTACTCGAAGCCCGCGAAGGCGGGTATGAAGGCGATATGTTGTTCGTGGGAACAGCAGCCAAAAACGGAGTCATCAGAGACTTGTCAGATAGAGGAACGGAATTAGGAGATGAGACGATTACCGGAAACGGAATCGTAACGAATTATGCGGGCGTCGATATTGCGTTCTCCAATAACAACCTCCTGACTGATAATGACGCGATTCTGGTGGATACAGAGTACTTCGGATATGAGGGAGAATGGAGTCCAATCCAGACTGACCAAGACGATGACTTCGATTCCAAGAGCGTCAAGTTGCAGATATTCTGGCGCGGAGACTGGGTCAGCACACAACCTGAGGCTGCCGTCAGAATCCGTGGCTGAGTGATAAATGTCTTACACTTCTGCGTCGGAGTTACGGTACATCGAGTCCCTCAATGACTTGCCGATCATGGGTCCGGATCTGTTTCCAGATGGTGAAAAACTCGCAGCCGCGGCAATCGCTGAAACCAAACTCGAAGCAGACGTTAACGACGGCGTTAGACTCGGCGACAGAGAAGTGACGCCGTTGCACCGCGAAGCCGCAGGTGCATACGCCTCGTATCGACTGTTTGTCGGTCCCGAACATCCCGAAGATATTAATTCCGGGCAACTGCAGGGCGGAGCGGGCAGTGATACAATGGAATTTGCCCGCGAGTTGAAAACACAGTATAAGAGTCACCTAAAGTCGATTGAGACATCTGAGGCAGACACGTCCGATGATTCGACTGACCTGATTATCTCGAACGGAACGACACGAAAGCGATCCTCCAAGTGACGTCCGGAATCCGAAATCCGGAATCGGGGATACACGATACGGATATATCAGCGGTCGCAGTCATAATCTCAGTCACGATACGAACACGATACCGATGTTCTCAATTAGTAACGGCGATGAATTTGAGGAGTTTGCTGACGAGCTTGAAGCGTTACAAGACGATATCACAGACGCGATAGACGCTGGCGTCGAGGTAACAGCCGCGCAAGTCGAAGGATCCGCAAAAGAAAATGCACCAGTCGATACGGGGACACTCCGGGCGTCAATCCGATTCGAGCAGGTTTCAACCGGGCGTTACATCGTCGGATCGAATGTCGAGTATGCAGATGATGTTGAATTTGGAACATCGCCGCATGTTATCACTCCAGACGATGCCGAGGCATTACGATTCCCGGGCGAGGACGGCGAGCCAGTGTTCGCGATGCGCGTCGAACATCCCGGGACGCCGGCGCAACCGTTCTTACGTCCGGCACTGAGAGAACACGAGTCTGACTTAGTTGATAACATCGAGTCGACGATTCAGACGGTTGTTTCACGTCGGTTTTAATTCATGTTCACGTTCACGTTCTTAATCCGAGTCGGATGTAGACGTCAGAGTCGATAGTAATGTAAACGTGGTATTATCTTGATACTGAAGTACTTCTCTTCACTTACACAGAAGTACCAAGTACTTCTGGAAGTACCAAGTACTTCTGTTCTCCGTAACAAGACATTTTGAGAGAAGTACTACTGCATTACTGTACTCAAGTACCTCTATGTACTTACTGAGAAGTACCAGGTACTTCTGCAAGTACCAGGTACTTCTCTTTCGTTAAAGAGAGGTACTTACAGAGAAAGAGAGAGATAATAAAGAGAAGCAGAGGACACAGAAGATATGAAGCCACAGGAGGCGTTAGATACGGTTCGACGTGGGATCCGGCAGTCACCGGCATTTTCACCGGCTGATATTATCACTCGGG